CCGATGCAACCGCGGCACATCACGCATCTGGAAACAACGCGCCCAACAAACCGCGACGTATCAGTGGGGTCATCGTCCCTGTGGCCGAGGTCGAACTTCGCACCGGGGAGGATGCGGGTGTCGGGTTCGAGGCACGCGGGTAGGTGGTGGCAGTGGATGCCCCCGGCGTCTACCTGCGTCTTCCATTGGGCGCGGAGTTTCTGGTGCGCGGCCCCGTACTTCGCGGATGCCATTAGCCGCGTCCGGTTCGCATGTGGATGATGAGCGCCAGTCCGATGAGGGCGATGCTGAGGCTTTGCACGAGGTCGGTCATTCGAGGCCGCGGTTGATGCCGAGTAGGCGTCCGTTGCGTCGGTCGTCGTCTTCGATGCGGTCCTGGTCCTCACAGTCGGCGGCTGCGAGGCGTGAGGGGTATTCGCCGCCGCACCATCCGCACGGGTACATGCCGATCATGTGCGCCTTCTTCGGGGTCTTGTGTCAGCTGTGAACAGGTACCAGAGGAGTTTCTGTACCCATCTGGCGTGTGTGACGTGGTGGTACAGGGTGAGGCCGGTGAGGAGTCCGAGGGTGAACTTCATTCGTCGTCGCCGGCGAGGGACGCGGTCGTGTCCCATTCGCCTTCTGCGGGAGGGTCCGTCCAGTCGACACGGCGGCGTACTTCACGACCCACCGTGGCTTCGAGGATTACGTCTGTCCCATACCTGTCCATCACCCGTTCCTTAGTCGTCGGCGATCTTGTAGGTCAATGCGTCCGCCCGTTCAAGGGCGATCCGGTACTGCGTGTAATGGCTGTTGCAGTACGTGAGTAGGCCACCTGAGGTGAGAGTCACGATGACTTTCGCGCGCACGTGCGGGCCGCAACCATCGCAGTATTGTGCGGTCATGCGTGCCCCCGATCGTGGGGTGTGGAGTTTCGCTTATGTCCGGTGGTTATCAGGGCTGTGCTGTTGCCCGGTGAAGTAGGGGGCGGCGTGGTGGTCGCTGGCTGCGATCCCCATTAGGTGGCACCTGAGCCACGCCACGCCTTCGCGTTGTTGTAGGCCTGCGATACGCCTGGTCGGTTGGGTACCCATGCCCGGTGACCAGCCGGGGCTAGCTTGTGCCGCGATACGCGGTTACAAGATGGTCAGTGAGGAGAGGTCGAACCCGTCCTCCGTGATGTCGAACACGAGCAGGCCCGCGTCACTATCCCCGCCGCCGACGTTGCGGAACCACGATGAACCGTTGTCCGTTGTCGGTGCCTGCAACCACCACTTCGCTTTGCCCGTGTGAGGGTTACGGCCCGTGGGGATCACGGTCAAATGGTGGTAGTGGCCCGTCAGGAGGATGTCGGCGCGCGCGGTCGGCATCCCACCGTGCTGCTGCTTCTGCCACCAGGTGACGGCCTGACCGGGCTGGTACTGGTTCCCGTGGACGACACCCAGGTTGGTGCCGAGGATGTCAACGACGACTGATTCGTCGTACATCTCCGGGTACGTCCACGTCGCGTCGATGCCAGCAGTGCGGGCTAGTTTCTCGACCTGCCGGTGCACGAAGATGCCGAGGTCGTCGCCGGGGCGTCCCAGCTGCTGCTTCCCGGAGCGCCACGCGGTGTGGTTCGACGGGATCGACACAACCCGTACGGGTCCGTGACGGTGCATCAACTCAACGAACCGGTACACCTCGGTCCCGGCAAGGTCCATCTGCTGGGACAGTGACAGGTCGTTGGTGAACATCGGGTTCCCGCCCGACTCGAACCCCTCGAACAGGTCGCCCACCTCAGCGAGGACCGTTGAGGTGGGGCGGCGTTGCTTGAGGAGCGCGGCGAGCTTGTGCCGCATCCCCTCGAGCCTGTCGATGAGTTCCGGGGTTCCACCCCGATGGTCTACCTTGCCCGCCTGAACGTCCGATAGTGCAACGACAGTAACTCGGCTGTCAGCCGTCCCCCTGATGGGGGTTCTCGGTTTGCGTTTTGCTTCGGCGTAGAGGGCTGGTAGGTCTGGTGCGTCCTCGTCGGGACGGATCTTCTCGAACGGGAAGAAGAACGAGTAGGTGTCGTCTTTCCCGTTGTGCGTTTTGGTCCATTGTTGGATGCGCCCGGTGATGCGCCATGCGTCGGGGTCGAGGCCGGCGAGCTCGAGCAGTTGCCGTTCGTCGGACACGATGGTGCGGACGGCTCCGGTGGCTGCTGTGCCTGTACCTGTGGCGGCGTCCCATTCGGCGTGCTGCTGGTACTGCTTGGGCGGTGTGGGAAGGGGCGGTTCGAGGTTCATGCGGTCCACCCGATCTTCCGACGCCACGCGGCGAGGGAGTTGTCGGACAGGCGGGGTGCGCCTTCAGCGGCGAGCGCGTCACGCAACGCAACGTGTCCCCACGCGGGGTTGAGTGCGGCGGCGTGGACTGCGGCGCGTTCCGTGTCGGTGAGGGTGTCGCACCAGTCGTCCATGCGTGAACGGGGTGCACGTTGTGCTGGCGGTGAGGCCAGTCGCTCGGAGAGGTTCACTGGCCCTTACGCCTTCCGGTCGGGGGATCGCGGTTTTGAGTTGTGTGGACCGTGCGGGAGTCGAACCCGCTGTTACCTGAACAGTCAGCGACGAAGGCATAGGCAGCAACACTCGCGCCCAACCATCCAGCGCGCTAGCCTTCGTTCTCACGTCGATGTCCTCGCGGACTGTTCAAGGTCGAAACCATTCGGCCCGTGACGCCCTCACCATTACGTGGCTGCGTCATATGCAATTGGTTGCTGCGCCCATCTCAGCGAACTACGGACAGCCGTCCGGAGGGGCATATCGCCCGCATCGCGTGTGCGGGGTGGTGGCTCACCTCACGGTGAACAGCCCGACAACCCGATCTGGGGGGAACGGGCCACCGGGACAACAAGAAACCCCCCGACCTGAAGGTTGGAGGGTTGAGCGCGGACACACTTGTCCTGCGGCACTACCAGTGTGTCACATACCATGCCGGTGGGGCAACACGCAACATGGTTCGGCGTGTCATTCGTTGAGGATGAGGCAGTTGTCCCAGTCGAGGTCTTTCACATGCTCGGCACCCATGATGTCTTCCACGACCTCGCGCGCGTACTCGATAGCGGGCTGGTCGTGCGGGTGATCGAAAGAGAACGACCCTTCGACCTCTACACCGTCCACGCTGACCGCGTGACCGCAGCACCCGGATTCGCACCCGTAGCCGCGATGGAAGACGACGACCCTAGCCACCTGCTGCTCCTTCGTCCGCGACGCGCAGGCCGTTGATGAGAGCGCTGAACTCTTCGCGGGAAACCACCTTCGCCAGGCTGATAGTGACCAGCGCCTTGTCGGAGTTCCCCCAGGACTCGGCCTTCCAGTCCTCGAGGATCAGGTTCAGCGGGACGCCGAAGATCCGCGACAGCAGTTCGCCCTGGTTGGTCCGCTTGTCAGGCGTCGGTTCGTACGTCACTGCCATGATCTGCTCCTTCGTTTTCGATGACTCGTCCGATCTGTTCCGCGAGGAACAGGAACTGTGACGGCAACCACACCGCCGCACACGCCCCACACCTCGCATCCAACGTATCGCCCGTGTCCTTCGACCGGGTAAACGTCAACGCCGCCGACCGCACCGTCTCACCATCAACAGACCTGTATGTGTACCGTTCCCCGCACTGCACGCACGGGGCGTTGATCTCCGCCCTTCGCGGCGGGTTCAGGTAATCCTCGATCAACGTCACCCAGTGTGCGACAGCTGCGGTGGCGTACACCGTCCCCTCACCGAGTGGCACGATCGACTCCTCCCCCGCCCACGCCGCCCACTCCGCAAGCAACTGCTCGGGCCGGTCAGCGTTCGGGACACGGTGAAACGCCGCCACCCACACCTCCGTGATCTGACGGTCGATCAGCATGTACAGGTCCAACGCGGCAGCCTGCAACGGGAGCTTCGACCGGTGCCCGCCACCGGCACCGTCAGCACCCAACCCGGCGAACAGGGCTTCACGGAGTTGGGCGATCAGCGCCGGCACCGTGTGGATCTCGAGGCCGTCAACCGTGTGCACCGCTTTCTTGTGATCGTGGGTCAACTGCTCAATGTCGATACTCATTGGTCCTCCGGGGGGTCGGTGGTGCCACTCACGGTCACCTCGTACAACTCAGTGGTCGCATCCGTTGTCCACGACACCCTGGTGAACGCGCGGATCTGGATGCTGGGGCGTGTGAACCGGTCCACTTCCCCCATCACGAACCCCCACGCTTCGGGGAGTGTGGTGACGGTGGTGGACCGTTTCATGAACGTTTCCGTCACGGCGTCTCCCTGTGGTGTTGTTCGTCGTGGATGCGGGCGTCCGCGTCGGCGTCGGTCCAGTAGAAGCGGCGTTCCCCGGCCCAGTCGCAGTCGTCGCATTGGGCTTGCATGTACTCGACGACGTGCGCTTCAGCAGCCATTGCTCTGCTCCTGTTCGGGCGACTCAGTGTCTGCGGTCGCCGCCGCGATGCAAGTTGGACATGTGACCCACCAGTCGCGGGTCGGGCTACCATCGGCCATTGCTCTGCTCCTGTTCGCCCGAACCGTGCGTCATCGTGTGTGCGCGCGCTTCTGCCTCCGCGGCGTCTTTCTCCCCGCAGAAGCCGAAGTCTGGGTGCTGCGCGCAGCGGACGTGGAACAGATCAGGCATCTCGGGATACGACTTGTGGAATGGATACACGACACACGTGCCGACGGGCTTCCCGGTCTGGGCGATGTGAGCTTCCAGCGCCGGGCCCAGGCGTGAGGTGAACCGTCGCTGCTCAGTCATTGCTCTGCTCCTGTTCGGTAGGTTCGGGACGCCATGCTTCGTCCTGCCAAACCCAGCCGCACGCGCACAGGTGGTGGTGCGGCATGTGCTGGCCTTTGGTGCAGGCGTGGTACGTCATCGACGGAAAGTCGCTTACGTCCTCGGCGCACTGCGCCTGGCAACGGGGCGGATCAGCTATCTGCGGCGGCGCGTCGTAGCTCATGGCTGCTCCTGTTCGGTAGGGGTGGGATCGTGGTTCACGGATCGCACCCAATCGCCCCACGTCGTCAGCATTCCGTCGCTGACAAGTCCTCGTTCCTCGAGCGCGGTCATCGTCTGAGCCCGGACAGCGCCGTGCAGGCGGCCCGCCACGGCAACGCGCTGCGCTTTGGTCATCCCACGCCATGCCTCCTGCGCGTTGAGGATCGCGACGAACCGTGCGAACCCCTCCTGCGTGGCGAGTGACCGTGCACCCTCAGTCATTGCTCTGCTCCTGTTCGCCCGTGTAGTGGGCGCGAAGTGCCTCGGGCGTGTCAACGCCGAGCACCTCGGCTCGCAGCGCATCCAGCACTCGCAGAGTGCGGTCGGTGAACGTGTCGGTCCTGACCAGACGATCCACCGCAAGATCGACGCCTCTGAGGATTGGGTTCGTGGAGATCGGCCCGCTCCCCACCTCCTCGAGGATTGGTGCGGCGGGGACGACGTGCAGGGGCTTCACCTCGGTCACGTTCTCATCGGGATAGAACCGGACACCGTTCTCCCACCCACCACGTACCTCCTCAGCGATGGGGTACTCTGTCAGGCCGTCGCCATACTCGACCGTTAGTCTCGCGATCATCGTTCTTGCTCCTGTTCGGTAGGGGTGGGGGCGGCGGTGAGCATCGTCTCGAACCAGGACCGCTGCTGATCGGCCCAGTCGATCTGGATCAGCGCTTCCTCGATGATGCGCACCGCTTCGGGCGTCACCTCGACGCCGACGACGATCCGGCGCAGACCGTCCTCGAAGTTCGTCCCGTCGATCGCGATCATCGACGAGTCATCGACCGCGGTGGACCGAACCACTCGCGGCCACGTTGAATTGAACTGCGTCATCCTCATCGTTCTTGCTCCTGTTTGGTGTTGTGGTTCACGGGTGGGAACGCGGTGTCCCAGAGCGTCCGGGGCACGTTGTCGGCCTTGTTCGTGCGGCGGCGGGACGGGGTGTCCCAGCCGGGCCGTGGTGGGCGTTGAGCGACCACACGGAACCCCGCCGCCCGGAGGCTCGCCCCGGACTCATCGGCCTGTGTGTAGGTAATGAGCCGGTCGTAGCCGAGCGCGAACGCGGCGCGACGTGCGGCACCGTAGAGCATCGAGTTCGCGTTGCGAGTCCCGTCAGTCGCGGTGCGTATCACCTCAAGCGTCGCCCCCTCGGACTGGATCACACGCGATACGGGACGCCCGACGATCGCGACACCGACCAGCTGGTCACCTTCCGCGACACCGACGCTGAATTTGTGCCCGATGGGCGGGTCGTTGTGCCGGTGGTGCAGTGCCACGAAATCACGCGCGGTCGCCAGATCAACGGGCACGATCCGCAGGCTCACTTCTCCGACCCCACGGGTGGGAACGCGGCAAGCAGAGCGGCTCGGGCGATGTCATCCACGCCCTCCTCGAATACGTCATCGTTGTAGGCGTGGCGGTCGTAGGTGCGATCGACCATCTCGCTACGGACGGCGTGTTTCGCCCGCTCTACGGCGGCTTCATCCACAACAGGACCAGCAGCGGCGTTCCGGGCTTCGATCAGCAAACCCGACACAACCCCCGACTCCTCCTCGGTAAGGTCCATGTCCGTCAACCGGCCCGCCCAGTACGAGAGGCGCGGTGCGAGATCCTGCAACACGGGCTGAACCCACGGCGCTTCTGTTCCTCGGTTGCGCCACACCTCACTAGCCGCGACGGCATCCAGCCGGGCGAACAGCGCGTCTTCATCGGTGGTGTCTGGTACGGCGGGACGGTGAGCATCCGCCCACCCGACCCCAGCCAGAAACGCCTGCCGTGCCGTCTCGGCGTAGCCCCAGTCATCGTGGCTCGTCTCCTCGCCGGTGTTCTCGTCGATGATCCGGTCGCCGTCGTAGCGTTTGAACGCTTCGGTTCGCGCTTCCTGTTCACGGGTACTCATGCGGGCACCGTCAGAACGGGAGGTTGGCATCGTCCGCACCCCACACGCCCGCCTCCGGGCCTGACGCGACCGGGGTGGACCAATCACCCGCCGGCGCTCCCGAACGGCCACCAGGCCCGCCCGTGGACGCCGCACGCACAACCTGCGCCGTCGCGTACCTGAGGCTCGGACCAATCTCGTCCACCTCCAACTCGATCGCCGTCCGGTCGTTCCCGTCACGGTCCTTATACGCCCGCTGCTTCAACTGCCCGGTCGCGACAACCCGCATCCCCTTCGTCAACGACCCGGCGACATGCTCCGCGAACTCACGCCACACCGACGCCCGCAGAAACAGTGCGTCACCGTCCTTCCACTCATTCGACTGCCGGTCGAACGTTCGCGGGGTCGACGCGATCGTGAAGTTCGCGACCGCCACCCCGCTCTGCATGTACCGGAGTTCAGGGTCAGCGGTCAGGTTCCCCACCACGGTGATGATCGTTTCGTTCGCCATTAGCTGGCCTTCCTTTCGTTGCGTTTCTGTTCAAAGCGGGCCAGGAACTCGGCCTGCTGCTTGTCCCGCATGGCACGGATGAACTGGTCCGCGTCACGTTCCTGCTCAGTCGGTGTCACCGGGTGGTAGTCGCGTCGGTTGTCCGCCGCCCAGAACTCCCGGTTCGCCCGGTCGGTGTTGGTGCCGGGGCGTTCACGGATCACACGGTGAAGCGGCGGGAACTGTTCACGGGCCGCCGCTTTCTTGTCGATCAGTTGGGTCCAGTCACGGTCAGTCATCGTGAACCCCTATGAGCCACAGGACGGGCACGCCCAGCACTTCGGCCACTGCGGGCGCTTCCCGCGCCGTCATATCCCGCTCGGAACGTTCCGTTCTGGAAACGGTAGTTTGGGTCCACGTGCCGATCCGTAGGGCGACTTCTTCGGCAAGTTCCGTTTGTGAGAGCTTCAGGCGCAACCTCGCCGAACGCATCCGATCGCCGATTAGATAGTCGGTCATGTGCTTAGTCCGTTCTCGTCGATGAACTGCTGCACCTCGACAGCCCCCTCACGGAGACACGTCACGAGGTACGGCAGCGGTTTCTTCACGTTCACGCCACGGTCCAACCAGGCCATAGCAACTTGCAGCGCACCAACCGGTCCCACTTGCCTTCCGGTGTGCGACTTGATCTCACTCATCAGTCGGTCAGGGTTGATCCCCAGACCGCTCAACGTCCCCCTGGCTGAGTTATCCACAGGGGTCGCATGACTGACTTGAGATGTAGTCATGGTCGGGTCGGGACGGGACGGGACGGGACGGGACGGGGCACTGTTACTAACACCGTTACTAACGGGTGCTGTAACACCGTTACTCACACCGTTACCGGAGCGGCGTTCGCGGCTCTTCGCGACCCGCGCCCGTGTCGCTTCCCGCTCCGCCTCCACCTGCTCCCGCGTCGGCTGATAATCAACCCAGTCGTGGAACACGTACCCATCCGGGTGCTCATCCCACAACCCAGCCAACACCAGCTCAACCGCATGGTCACGGTCAGACGCCAACAGCCTGAGCGTGGAACCCTTCACAACCCCATCGGTCAGATGCCCCGCCGAGTACGCCCCAGCCCGCGCCCAGAGTGCGACCGCCCCATCGGACAACTCGAGCACTTTCGGGTGCGACCAGAACCCGTCGTCAATCTTGAACCACACCATCCGCCGCACCTCCCATCAGTAGGTCTGCTGTTGTTTCCGTGATGACCCGAAACCCGGTGCCCTCGTAGATGACCCAGCCGGTGTTGTGCCGGTACGCGGGCCAGAGTTCGGGGTGCGCCCATCCGGGGACGGCGAACCCCTCGAGGACCGCCGCCGCAGGGCTGAGGGTTTTGAAAAGGTGGCAGTCGGGGCAGAGACACTGAATGTTCTCCGGCACCGTCAACCCACCCTGGGAACGGTTCTTCCGGTGGTCGCGTTGCACCCCGAACACCCCACACCTGACACACCGGTCGTCATCGCGGGTCGTTGCCGCCTGGTACGCGGCACGCTCCTGCGCTTTCGAGGGGCGCGGCACCTTCGGGCCGATCACGCCGCACCCCGCGGATGACAATCACACTTCATGTACCGGGAACACACACCGTACGGATTCCAGCAGCACCCGCGCCGGCACGACAGTTTCTCCGGCACGGGGACGGTTGCGGGGGCCTGGTACCCGTTGATACGCGCCAACCTCACGACGCACCCCCCAGGAGGACCGCGAAGTCCGCGAGCGTCATCGTGACCCACTGATCCGCCGCACGCCCTCTACCGTGGCGTTTGTGGACGATGACCCCACACGGTGCGTCATCGTTGCCTTTCTCGACCGCCACTTCAGCGGCCCATCCGGCGAGGTCGAGGCGTGCATGGTTCTTCACTTCCACGACGACTCGTTCGCCCAGTGGGGTGCGGACGCCGGTTATGTCGCCGCGGTCGTTCGCACCGTTACCTGCGCGGCGTTCGATCCGGTCATCCCCCAGCCGGGCGGCGAGGTATTCGGCGGTCAGTTTCTCGAGGCGGGTGCCTTTCGCGCGTTGCGTGCTCATGTCATCCATCTCTTGCGTTCGTTGAGGCTGAGCGTTGACAGGCAATCTCGGCACAGGGATTTGGGGCGCGCGAACCGGGGTACCCCGCAGCGGGGGGCACGGGCGAACCTCAGACGAACCAGGCTGCTTAGTCATGTGGTGTCTCCGAGGCGTGCGATGTCGTGGCGGAGTGTGCGGATGATCCGCTCGAGCTCGACGACCCGTGCGACGTTCGTGTCGGACAGGTGTGCGGCTTGACGGCGGACGATTGATGAGTGCATGACCCCACCTACGGCGGCACGGTCCCCGATGGGGGATGCGGTGCGGCGTGCGTATTCCGTTTCGGCGCGTTCGAGTGAGACGCGCCAGCCGGGGAGGCGGTGCAGGTTCCGTTCCCGCCATTTCGCGTCGTCGCGGAACGCGCGGGCGATGTTCGCGGCGAGTTGCTTCTCGGTGCGGGCACGTACCACGGCCAGGTGCTTGTCGCAGTACATGGCGTCCGTGGGGATCGGTGTCCCGCAGGTGTGGCCGGTTGTGTCGTTCCCGATCCAGTGGTGGCAGACGTTCATGGTGTTCCTTTGTGGTTGACGCATTTGGGGCGTGCGGCGGCGCTGATTGCCCGGTTTTGCCCGTCGACGTAGAAGTTGGTGCAGGCGGGGCATGTTTCGGTGCCGCATGTGGTGCAGGGGCCGGAGTAGCGTCGGTCTTTCGCGGTGACGGGTTGACCGCACATGCCGCATTCGGTCATGTGTGGATGAGGGTCCAGAGTTGGCGGCGTCGGGTGTCGCCGGGGCGGCGGATGAACCCGTCCCGCACCGTCACGACACCCTCCAACTCGGTGAGGGCGGTGCGGATACGAACCGCGGAATGCTCCCACCCGTACTGGAACATCGCGGCGGATTCGACTTCGAGCGCGGTCAGCGATCGGCCGGCGTCGGTGAGGATGCGTTCGACGAGCCGGTGCGACTCGAGCCGCAGGTGCGTTGTCGCGTCGGCTGCTTCATGCGACGAGATCACGTCGTTGCGCCTGGCGCGGGGGGTGTCGTGCGGGGATAGGATCGGGATACTCACAGGGGTGTCTCCTTGGGGTATTGGTGAGGCCCCGGTGTCTGAACCACACCGGGGCCTCAACGGGTACTGCTGGTCAGTCGGTGACGCGGCGGATCTCGTCGGCCTGTTCCCGCTTCTCATGAATGCCGTACAGGCCGGGACCGATACCGTTCGACCCGTGCTCATCGGTGTGGATCAGCTGCGCCGACTCCCCCACCGGCACCGACACAACACCGATGCACTGCCCGTCCGTGACACGCGCGAACCGGACACCGGGCGAGTCGAACCCGCGGTGCAACCAGTGGGAGTTGCCGGTCGCTTCACCGAACACAACCTGCACCCCCTCATCCGGCACCGGGACCAGGGTCGCTTTGGTCGAGCCGAGGGGGACGATCAGCAGGTCACCCTGCGCCTGCGGGCCGGTCAACACCGGCACTTCCGCGTCCGCGATCAGATGCTCCGGGACCGTCGCGCCAACCTTCGCCAACGCGACCGCATACGTCATACTCATCAGTTCTTCTCCTTCTGTTAGGTGCGCCGCGCGAGGTTCGCGTAGACGACAGGTTGCACGCCGTACTGCCATGCAGCGGCGGCGAGCGGGTCGGTGATGGATGCGGGAACCGTTTCCCCATACCGGCGCACAGCACCAGACCTGTCCGGGGAACCGTTCACCATCAGCAGCAGGTTCACGGGTTCTTCATAGATCTGTTCCGGCAGCGAATACAGTTCGAGGAGGTTGGGGTGGTTGCCGGGGTCCGGGGCGGTCCCGATCGGTGTCAACCCGAGCTCGATTACCGCGTCCGCCCAGCCGATCCGCTCGAAAGCGGCACGCCGAATCTCACTGTTCGGTTCCTTGAGCGCTTTCCCGACGTCGGGTTCGGTGATGACCCATTCGGGGACGCGGGTTCCGTGCCAGGAGTGGAATCCCCACCCGTCACGCCATGTGATCGCCTGCCCGGTTTCGTTGTGGAGGCGTCCTTGTTCGTCGCGGTAGATCTCGCTGGGCCGATCTGACAGGACCGCGTACCCCTTGAAGCACCACCACCAGTAGGCGTTGCTCGCGACGAGTTTTTGTCCGTCCCAGGGTTTGAGGTTGTTGACGCCGATGGTTCGCATTGTGTCGATCCAGGAGGACCACCAGATGCCGTAGTAGTCGGATACGAGTGCGTCGGACCATCCGCGGAGGTACTTCTGTTCCTGAGCCCGGACCTGAGCCCAGACCTGAGCCCAGACCTGAGCCCGAACCTGAGCCCCGACCTGATCCCGAACCTGATCCCGGACCTGAGCCCGGACCTGAGCCCAGACCTGATCCCGAACCTGATCCCGGACCTGAGCCCGGACCTGATCCCAGACCTGATCCCCGACCTGAGCCCCGACCTGATCCCCGACCGCTGCGATGATCCCCGGTGCCAACGCCTGCGCGAACGCACCCGCATACGGCGAGTCAACCCAGATCATGAACCGTGGCGGCTCTAGGCCGGCAGCACGGTATGCGAGCTCAACACCGCGTTCCGCTTCGGCCCGGTTCGCGGGTTCGGTGGACAGACCCCGGCTGATCCATTCGTCGCGTTTCGTGGGGAGGATCGCGGTTTGTTCGGGGGTGAGTGTTTCGAGTTTCTTCATGGTTGGTTCTCCGTTTCGGGGCAGTCGAGGCACGCTGTGGTGCCAGCCGGGGACGTGCAACACGACGGGTTGATGACCCGCGCATGGATCTTCCCGGCAATCTCGGCGTAATCCCCTAGGCCGGTCATGCGGAGCGCGACAACAACCGCCGCCCACTCGCTACCGGTGAGTGTCACCGCGATTCGCTCATCACTGATGCCCACGACGCGCCTCCGTTTCTGCGATGTGTTGTGCGCGGATCATTGCCGCGTACTGTGACCGGAACCCACCCGCGGGGAGACGGTGCCCCGGCGCGTGAATGAACCATCGGCGGGTTGGGGCGTCGAACCACACGCGCGGCCTCACGGTGCCACCCCCACAGTCGCCCACTCATCCACCGGGGACGCGCCCAGCTCGGCGTGCTTCGCGGCCAGCGCGTCACGCACCACCGGGACACCAGCGATCCCCAACGCGTGAGCCTTACCCTCCACACGCCGCAACTCCGCATGATCCGGGGCCGCCGCGATAGCCGCAGCCGCCGCGCTCGCATCCGCAGGTGTCGCACGCACCGGACGGTTCCGGGCCGCACTCGTGGCCGCGTTCCCGTCATCATCCGCATCCGGCGTAATCCCCGTCACAGCCGACAAGCAGTAACGCCGCCCATACGTGATCCACGACCCCAACTCCTGCGCCTTCGCCCCATCGGGCAGCGGCCACACCCCATCCAGCCGTTCACCGGATGCGTGGATCAGGGAGTAGCGGAGCACCAGGCCGGTGTCGTCCTGGTCGGGGCGGGCGATGAACGCCAACCCGTGTTTCGCGAGGACCGGGAACACCGCTTTCGTCACGTCCGCGAGGTCCGCGTATCGCGACTTGAACGCCGGGTTCGTGGACCCTTTGGACACGTCGGGCAGTTCCGCTTGGAACGCGACCAGCGCCGCAGCGATCGTCTTGTGTTCGGTCATGCGTTTGTCCTATTCGATGGTGTGTCCGCAGTGTTGGCAGATGCCTTCCACGCCGACAACAACGGGTCGACCGCACGGGGGGCAGTCGGCTTGGATGGTGGGGTCGTTGCGGAACACGGGCCACCAGATCGACCCGGTACCTTTCCGTAGTTCTGTGAGTGCTTCCTGTTCGGTGAGGTCGCCCCAGCGGGATTGTTCGTGGATGAGCAGGGGCACGATGGTTTCCACCGCCGCACGCCACCCGCGGGACCACATGACCGACGTGAACGCCTCCCCGTTGCGGCGGCGTTCACGCGTCTCCGCTTTCGAGAACGTGGCCGCGTGGTCGGTGAGGATGCGTTGCATGGCGCGTTCGTCTGTCATTGCCGCATCCCAACTCATCGCCCACCCCGCTCGAGCTCGTCATCTACCCGTGACAGGTATTCCGACTCATGCCGGTCGGCGATGAGTCCCGGACCACACGCCCACCCCGCCAACGCGAGGATGAGGATGAGTGCCCACCAGTCGAGCCGGTAGTCACCCATGTCAGCGCCGGCGATGAGCAGCGCGACCGCGAAGAAGATGTGACGGATCATGTTGCGGCTCCTTGGTCGAGTGCGGCCCGCACGTCGGCGGTGTACTGGCGGACGATCTGCTGGTTCAGGTCGAACCATTCGAGGGCGAGGTCGCGGGAGGTGTCGTCGATCGCGGATTCGAGGGTTCGGGTGGCGAGGCGGTCGGCGATGTCGTGGCGTCGGTTGATGAGTTGCTGGATTGTTGTGCTCATGTGCGCTCGGGGGACTTGCACGCCCCGTGTCTGCTAGCAGCGCTACCCCCGGAGGGTGAGCCGTTTACGCACGGTGCTCAGGTGCCGAACCCGCCAGGGGTTACAGGGGTGCCGGGATCGTCGTGAACCCGTTCGTGCGCGTACCGGCCTGAAGGCGGTGCAGCTGCTCACCGACACGGAACGCGTTCCAAGTGCGGAAGAGGTAGTACAGCGCCGTAGAGGGGAGGATGCTCCGGTTGCCGTCGTTGCGGTCGCTGACGACACGGCGGCTCAACGTCAGGAACGGGTCGCCGGCACCAGTCGAGATGCCGTCGCGGATGCGGTTGAAGAACTCGGCGGTGTCGTCGATGTCGATCCGCTCGAATACCTCGAACGCGACCGCGATCGCGCTGATCGGCAGGCGCAGGCTCTTGTACACGGGCCGCGCGTAACGGGCCGCGAAGTCGAGCCGCGGGTTGCGGCGAACGTACTCGATGAGTTCGGGCTTGGTCATCGTCGGCAGGTTCGACGCGCCGGCGTGGGGGATGTCGCCCAGCGTCCAGGCGAGGTGCATCCGGGCGGTCGCGGCGAGATCCTTCGGGTCTGCTTTGGCTGCCACTCCCGAGATCGTGAGGGCGTCGGCACCAGATCGAGACATCCCCGAGTCCAGGACGTAAACGGCTTCTGTGGTGAGGCCGCGGACAACCAGCACCTCAGCGGGCATGTCGGCCTTGATGATCGCGAGTAGGCGGTTCTGCCCGTCTACGAGGCGACCGTCCGTGTCGAACTTGATTGCCTCGCCCGTGAACAGCCAGTTGCCGTGCTGGATGTCGCGGGCGTATGCGGCGATGCGGCTCGGCTTCGCGTTGCGGTTGTTGTCGATGTTGTGGGTCAGGTACTCCGTCGCGAGCGCGGGAGTGACCCACTCGATGGTTGCCGTGCGCGTGAGCGCGGCGGCGGGGTTTACGATGGTCATGACTGGTTCTCCTCGTTCTGGTTGATGTCATCGAGGAAGCCCTGGCAGGTTTCGATGACGAAGATGAGGTGGCCGCGGATTAGTTCGGCCACCTCGTTTTTGTTGCGGGAGTAACGGTCGTCCTCCCGGATTCGCTCGAGTTTTTCGGTGGCTCGGCGAATGTCCCACCCGGTGTCGCGGGCTACTTCGGTGAGCGCGCGTCGGTTTGGTTTCTTGGTGGCGGGGACGGCGTATTGTTTGCCGTCGATGCCGGTGATGTGTCGGGCGGGTACGTCTTCGATCTCGCCCGTGTCGGGGTTGGCGCGCATCATGGTCTGCGGTGGTTCGGTTTGGATGTCGACCAGTTCACGGTCAGCCACACGCACAACCACAGGTGTCGGGTATCCGACACCTGCCTTGATGTCGGTAGCCACGGTGTCGTGGTGGACTCCGACGATGGGTGCGATTGCCCGCGTACTCATCCCCGCAGCCGACAACTCCGCGACCAGTTCCTGCCGCGCGTCCCGCTCCAACCGCAACGGCGCATCCCCGAACACATCCGCCATGTACGCCGTCCACGACGCATACCCCAACAGGTCAGCCGCGCCACCATCACGCGCCTCCACCAGCGTCGACATCACCTTGTCGCGCGCTTCGGCATAGTTCGTCGCCTGCAACCGCAACCGCTCAGTGATCTTCCGCGCCCACCCAAGGTCGCGCTCTACCAGTTCAGTCATGTTGAACCTCCCGTGCGCTCCGGGGAGTCGAACCCCGGCATAGACCGTCAGCGCGGAAGAGTGAGCGGCTTGTCCTGCCTCTGCCTGCCGATCCAGGCGTGTTGAGGCGTCCCCACGGCACGGCTGCCGCGTGATGCGCTCCCGAACAAGGCGCACCCTGTGCGCCCCACGTCGGTGTCGGTGCGTAATAGCACCGCCCACTCTTAGAAACTCCACACCCCCACACGATGGAGGGCACTCGCCCGTTACCTGCACCCCGGCTTCTCCGTCACCTAACGGCCCGTAGCGTGCGTGCTTGCCAGTCCCCATTGGTGTGTGGGCGTTCGGTGCCGGGACATACCGGGCCGTGACGCTGGGACGACATATCAGCGTGTCTCGCATGTGGAGTTGTCAAGGGTGCTGCTGTCCGGGCGCGCCGGATAAGCCCACCCGCGCGATCTGTGAGCGCCGCGGGTGGCGGTGGAACCTGTGGGTTCAGTTGTGGGGTCGGAGCCAGAGTCGGAGTCGCACCCACCAGGGGACGTGGACTCTTCCGGGGCGATCGTTCGACTTCGTGAACGGGGTACGCACACGCGGATTCACGATGCACGCTCCGGGAGTCCGTCGATATACCGGTCCAGCTCAGCCTTCGTGAACGTGATGCGCTTACCCTCACCCACCGGGATCAAGTGACCCTGCGCGCGGAGATCGTCAACCTCACGCAACGACTTCGACAGGTAGAACGCGGCCAGTTCACGGGTGAACAGTCCCGGCGCGAACTCGATCCGCTGGACCACGCCGGCGCTCACGCCGCCACCTCGTAAAGATCGGCCACCGGCACGTCGAACGCATCCGCGATCCGCAGCACGTCCATGAACGTCAGAGACTGCGGGTTAGCGAGCTTGCGGTACAGGGTGGTGCGGGGGATGCCCGTACGGTCAGAGAGCCACGCGACATCACGACGACCCGCCGTGTGATCACTCAGGTGGGCGTTGATGCCCCCGATGATCTTGGCGAGAGCGCCGGGATCCGGTGCCTCGGTGCTGTGGTTCTTGGTCATGGCACCAAGATAACCCATTTCCGGTTCTATGAGTAGTTAATCTTGGCGCTGATACCAAGTTTGTAGAATCTCACAAACGGATTGTAGGTTGGCGACAACACCTAACATCTGGGCGTCAACGGCGGTATCATTGCCCCCGTGACCAAGAACACGGACCCCCGCGCACAGGCAATCGCCGACCAGCTGCGCGCCGAGATCGCCGCCAGCCGGTGGAAGAAGATCGCCGCGTTCGTCCGCGCCCTCAACGACGCCGGCACACGAACCGACTACACCACGTTCTACAACCGGGCAAACGCGAAAGCAGACATGCCTCTCAGCACCCTGCTCCCCGCGCTCGACCTCCTAGGCGTCGACTACCTCACGTTCGTCGCGCACGCGATGACCCGCGTGAAGTAGTCCCATCGCGGCGATCTCATCCACGAACGCGACCACATCGGGGCAAACCCGCCCCAGCCGCATTACGGGACACTTCGCCAAACACTCGGACAACTCGCCGCAGACCGTCATTTCTCTCCCTTTTCGATGAGAGCGATCTAATCAGTGGTCCCCGACACTGGTGAAGTGCGCGCCGATCGCTTCGAGCGCCGCCCGTGCGGCGGGGGACGACACGTGCTGGTAGCCGCGCGTCGTCCGCACGTTCACGTGGCCCACGATCTCGCCGATGATCTTCGCGTCCACGCCGAGCTCCATCAGGACGGTGGCGGTCGTGTGGCGGGCGAAGTGTGTCGTCGGGGTCGGGTCGGTCCCGTCCTCCCGGTCTTTCGGGGCTTTCGCCTGCTCGATGCTGATCACGCCCGCGTCGAGCAGCAGATCCCGCCACTCGGCCTGATCCTGCTCGGGGGTGATTGGTGACCCGTCCGTGTTGCGCCAGATCAGGCGGTGAGGGTTCGGGTTCGTGTTGGCCTGCAAGTATTCGACCAGTTGCGTTTCGAGGGCTTCGACGAGGGGGAACGTGCGTGTCTTGCCGGATTTGGGGCGGACGAGGCAGAGGCGTCCGGCGAGGGGTCGCAGGGTGAGGCCGGGGCCGGCGCGGTGCGCCCGCTTCGGGCAGTCCCCTGCACGCCGCTTCCCGCACGTGTCACCGCAACCGTGTTTGAATCGCACTTCCGACAGTGACCATTGCACGGTGAATTCGTGGCGGTCGAGGTCCACACTGTCGAGTGTTGCGCCGAGCCGTTCACCCTGACGCATCCCGGTGAGGACGGCGAACCACCAGCGGGAACCGTCCGGGCGTTTCAGGGCGGCTTGCAGGACACGGAACGCCACGTCGGTGTCGAGTGCGCCGCGCTGGTTCTCGCCCGTACCGGGAGGCAGCACGTCTTTCGCTACGTTCTTCCCCGTGATGCCCTCGAGCCGCGCAGCCTCAAGCATCGACGACAGGACCGCGTGGACCTTCTGGGCCGACGAAACAGCCCGCCCCGCATCGGTGACAGCGAGGGTCACATTGCGGATGTCAGAGGGTCGCAGAGCAGAGACGCGCTTCTTGCGGAGGGTGGGCAGGATCCAATGGTTCACGGCGGACTCGTACCCCTGCAGTGCTTTGGGTTTCATGCGGGGTTCGCAGACCGTCCTCAGCCACCGTTCCGCCCACGCCTCAACGGTGAGTGCTTTGTCGAGCGGTGCCCCGTATTCGGCGATTTCGCGTTTCAGTGCGTCGAGTTTCGCGCGTGCTTCTTTCTGTGTGCGGGCCGTCACAGATCGTTGCAGGCGGCGTCCGTCCGGGTGGTAGCCGACGTCAATGACGCCCCGCCAGAGGCCGCGGGACTTGATTTCGTAGAGTCCACCGTCGCCGTGGCTGCGCTTTTTCGGCATCTTTGACCCCCGTTCTGTGGTCGTGCACACATAGGTGCACACATGTACCTGCAACACGTATCTTTGCAGGTGCTACCGGTGGGTGTGGGGTGAACCGCGGAATCATGCGGGTTTCCGGGTGAATTGTGGAGCCACCTAAGGGAATCGAACCCTTGACCTATTCATTACGAGTGAATCGGTGTACGGGTTCGTGCGCCTGCTTTACCCGCAAGAATACGCGGAATCTGCCCCGTCTGTCACCCGCCCGTGCACACACTGGTGCACACATCCGTCAACAAAAGAACGGCCCCCGTCACCCAGCCTGGTTAGGCGGGCGACGGGGGCCGTCAGTGTGTGGGTTAGCCGAGGTCGGGCACCACACGCATACGCAGGAACATGGGGGTGCCGTCGTCCTGCGCGGTCGGGAACGTGACCACCTCACCCGCTTTCGTCACCTCAGCTTCGATGTCGTAGGTGCCTGCGGTGAGGGTGCCGGTGAGGGTGTGGGTGATGACGCCACCGGCTGCGTCGGTGACCGTCGAGGGGAGGACGGTGGTGGTGGTGTCTCCGACGCGGCGGGCGAGGAGTCGGACGGTCGCGCCGGTCAGGTCGTACCCCCCGGTGGTGAACGTGATCGGGTAGGTGTCGCCGGTTTTCACGATCATGGGGTGTTCCCTTCGAGGGTTCGGTTGTGTACCCCACCTGTGAGGGTGAGGGTGCTGGTGTTGCCGGTGAGGGTGCGTGTCCCGGTTGTGCCGGTGAGGGTCCGTGCGACCGTTGCCCCGGTGAGGGTGCGGTTGGGGGCGGTCAACGTGGGGGCGGTGCGGGGTCCGGGGACGTACGCACCCCCGGTGAGTGTCAGCACACCCGTCCCGGTGGCGGCGATCGCGTGTGTGAGCGCTACGCCGAGGGTGAGGATGCCGACAGCGACGGTCGCGAACTGCACCTCTGCTGTGCCGGTGGCGGTGAGTGTCCCGGTGGCGGTGCGTGTTTCCGTTGCGGATGCTTCCTCAGCAGCAGCCGTACCGGTGAGGGTGAGCGTGCCGGTTGCGGTGACGATCTCCCGTTCCACACTGACACCAGACCCGGTGAGGGTGAGCGTGCCCGTGGCGGTGGTGATCTCCCGCCCGACAGCCGCAGCCGTGCCGGATACTGTCAGCGCCCCTGTGGCGGTCGCAATCTCCCGTTCGACACCAGCACCCACCCCGGTGAGGGTCAGCACCCCAGCGGCCGCACGTGCCTCTACAGGTACGGTTGCGGCGGTACCCGACAGGGTGACCGTGCCGGTACCGGTCGTGACCTCCCGCTCAACACTGACACCCGCCCCCGAAAGGGTGAGCGTCCCCGTGCCGGTGACCTGCGGGGTCCACGCCTCCACCCCCACGGGGGTGATCGTGTCCGACGTGGACTGAATGTACGTCGCACCCTTGCCGGTCGCTTCGTCGGCGTTCGCCTGAGACGCGCACACATGCCCCCACATCGGCTTCCCGACAGCAAGGGAGTAGTAAGCGCCGGCGGGGTCGAGGTAGTCGTCCCATCCGGGCTGTGTGGCGTTGTAGTTCAGGCCGGGGAGGTCGGTGTACGGGAGCCGCGCTTCGACAATCGTGGACCCGGTGGGTGACGAGGGTGCCGCGTAGAAGTACGTTGCGACCAGGTAGTCGCGGGCTTTCGCGTCGATGAACGTGTTGATGTTCGCGTAGGCGTCGAGCTTCACGATCGCGCGTGTCGGACCCAGCAGCGTGTCCAACAGGTCCAGGAACTCGTCCCGGTACGTGGCGTTGTCGCCCGACTGTTTCGGGTCCACCAGGAAGATGAAGTCGCTCGGGAGCGTGGTCACCAGATCCTCGAGGGTCGCGAAGGGGCGTGCCCCACCCGTCGACCCGACGTTGATCGCCATGGCGGACACTTGCGCCCACGTCAACGCGGAGAAGTTCGTCCCGTCGTGCGTGGTCTGCACAGCCACCCGGTCAGGGGTCTGGTCGTGCGCACCGAACCACACCCCATCGGACGTGCGTTGGCAGGAGATCTCGATGACGCCGTAGCCGAGGTTCGCCGCCGACCGGACACCGTATTCCGTCATCTCGGGGTAGGTGCCGCCGAGGTTGCGGTGCGCCCACGTCGCGCCCGGTGTTTCGAGCATCTGCGTGACCGAGACGAATCCGTGGCCGGTGACGGTGGGGAGCGATTCGGCTGCATCCGCCGTGCCAGTCAGGGTGAGGGTGCCGGTGCCGGTGCGTTCCGGTGCACCGCCACCGACAGGTACCTGGTCGAGGCCGATCGTGTACGTCAGCCCGTTGGCCTGCGCGATGTTGAACGATACGCCGGTGCCGTCGCGGGTGAGGGACACGACCGAGTCCGACACCGACCCGGACGCCGCAGACACGGCAAGGCATTGTGTGGTGTCGGTGCCGCCACCGTCCGCGGTGTGCGTGGTGAGTGTTGTGGATGCGCCCTTGTTCGTGAACGCCGCGCCGAGGGTCAGGTCACGGGCCGACAAGGCCGGGAACGTGTCCGCCGACATGGTGGTGCCGTTCCACTCGGGACCAGCGGCGATGACAGTCGCCCAATCCCATTCGTGGTCGGCACCGGGTGCCCACGCTTGTGCGACAGCGGCGAGGCGGGACGAGAACGACGACGTGGCGATCGTGATCCCACCCGTGAAGTCTGCGGGGTCGGTGACGATCGTGGCGTAGACCCCGGCGAGACGTTCCGGGTTCACCGGGTCGGTGCTGATCTTCGTGAGTCCCGCGGGGGTCGTGATCGTGTTGGTGGTGCCGAGTCCCTGCGCCGGCCAGATCGCAACAACGAGGAGGTGCCCGACGTCGAGGCCTGCGGGGGCGTCGAGGGTTTGGGGTGTGGTGTTCGCGTTGATGTTGCCGATGGGCGCGACAAGTACCGACCCGCTGACGAAAGCGGGTGCGGTGCTCGAGACGTCCGCCGTGCCGGTCAGGGTGAGGGTGCCCGACGCGGTGACGGTTTCGACGGGGGCCGCGGTGAAGTAATCCGCGAGGAGGATCGGCCCAGCCGTCTCCGAATCCCAAACGTCACCCCCACCACTGAACCGGGGCACCTCAGGGAACATGCCGGTCACCCGTGCGCGATCTTCCCGCCACCGCGGAGGGTACCCGCTGACGTTGTGGTGGAAAGGACAACCGGGACCAGGCAGGAGTCGTTAGCGATCTCGGGGAGTCCGAGCTGCGCCCAGTCGGCAACCTCCGTCTTGTTCGCGACGACGGTGGACATGACGGTGCGGGGGCGGGTGACGGTGAAACCGAACGACCCCGCCGTGCCCGTCGAGGCCGACAGGATCACCGAGTTGATGCCCTTGATGAACTTCCCCTGCTGCGCGGTGGGGATGAGGGGCGTCAGGGCGAACATGTTGCCCGCGCGGATCGTGCCACCCACCGCCTGCACGTTCAGGTTCCCCGTCGTGTCGTCGTTGTACGTCACGTTGATGGTCGCGTTGGATGCGGTCGCGCCACCGTCCGTGTACACCTCGAGCCACCATTGCAGGTCGGAGTAGTTCGCGTCACCGACGCGCGCCGCCGAGGGTGCGAGGGTTGCCAGGTTGAACCCTGTGACCGTCTGCGACGTGGTGACGTTCAACACCAGACCGCCGTTGTGTGCGATGCGGTCGTGAACCTCGACGGAAGTGGTCGCGTTAGACGACACCGCGAACATCCACCCCAGGTAAGACGCGGCGGGGGCGGTCTGGTTCGCGAACCCCATCGCCCCCAACGTCGCCGACGTGCACACTGCGGGGGTCGTGCCGGGGATCGCGCCCTGCGCAGGCTGACCCGTCGCACGCCACATCGAAATGTAACGACCCGCGGTCTGGTTCGCCAACGACGCCTTATCCAGAATCAGGCGTGACGAGTTCGACGCCAACGCCGAAATCAGGCCGTCACGTGTGGTGATCGCCACCTCAGGCCACCGACACCGTGGGGGTCACGAGGATCTGACCCTGCGCACCCAGTGTGACGCTCGAGGACAGGGCGAACCCGGCAACGAACGTCCCCGCGGTCACCGCCGACCAAATCCCCATGTGCGTGTACGTGCCCGCCGCCGCATCAAACGTGACCTGCGAACCCGGCACAGACCCGTCCGACCCGCCACCAGTCCACGTCGTCAACTTCCGGGCATACGCCGGCGCGCCCCCGGTCGCCTCACTTGTACCGGTCGTCCCAGGGTCCGCAGTGTGCAGGCTGATGTACGCACCCGTAGCGGTCACAGCGAGCGCCGCCGTCTCCTTCGAAGCATTCGTGAAAGCCATGTGATCTTCCTTCGTTCAAGCCCCCACGGGGCGGTTTCGGGCAAACAAAAACCCCGCACAGGGCGGGGTGAGGGTTGAGAGGTTTACGGGCGGTCAGAGTCCACCGAATTGAACATCCTGGTACTCGGCGGGGACACCCTTCGAGATGATCGACAGGTACGACGCCAACCCGGCGAGCGGCGGCGACAGGACAGCAGCCGCAACAGTGATCCCCGCGACAATCCAATCCGGCGACTCAGCAAACGCGACAATCGCGGCGACACTGATCCCACCAGTCGGGATCGTCGCCGCATACGCCTGCGCCGTCGTCCGCACAAACCCACGCTTCGCCGCCAACACCACACCAGCCGGCACAACAGATTCACTCATCACAACCCCTTTAGTTACCGAAGAACGTCCGAACGGCGAGAGTCCCCACCGTCGCAATCACAATCCCAAACGCCACCCACTGCACCGCCACCTGCACTTCCAGCTTCCGCAGCCGCGAAGAATGGTCATTCACCAGACCCGGCACCGGGTCCAACTTCCGGTCCATGTCGAGCAGCTTCTCGTAGATGCTGGACAGGGTGACCCGCACCGAAGGTTCCTCCGACTCACTCACCGGGTTACGCCTTGGTCACGTTGAGGGTGACGCCCCCAACCTCGTCGGCGTTGGTGAGCTCAAACTTCTGCACACCACCGGCAAGCTCGAGCAGGTCGTTGAAGAACGACTGCCCGACCGGGGCCGACACGGCACCAATCTGCTTCTCGAACGCGCGCGCCGCCGTCTCACCCGTGAACCGCATCACAGCACCCTGCGGCCCAAAGATCAGATACTCGTGACGGCCCGTACCGGCCTTGTTGGGAATGTGCGCGAGGAGCATGTCGGGGGTCCGTTTCTTCGAAGGGGTGGGGAGAGGTTCAGATCCGCCACCAGCTGGTGCGGAAACGTCGAGGGTCCAGTTCCAACGGGCACCCGTGGGGGTGAACCCGGATGTGTGCATGTGCGCCCCGGCGTGAGGGTTCGCACGCGACGGGGCGGGGATCACATACCCCGTGTTCCCCGTCACGCCCACAGGTGTGACGCCGGCGCGGACGCGGGCACCATCCGCCGCGAGGTGACGGTCCAGGTGGCACACCGTGATAACCGACCCATCCTCAAGCCGGATCTTCCCCCACACGCCCGCCTGACCCGGTGCCCACGTCAACTGGTCCGGCATCCGGTGATACGAACCATCCGCCGGCGACGTGAACTCGAACCCGATCGGGGTCTTGTAGTCGATCGCGGGGTGTGCGGTGGACCAGCCGCGGGACACGTCGAACCGGGTAAACGGGTTCACGATCATGCGGACTCCAACGCGACCACACGCACGGTCAGGTCGTCGAGCTCGGCGGCGAGGAGTTGCCCCAACGCGATACCAGCGAGGCCGAGCAGTTCGTAATGGACTGACACGGGCACAGCGGACGGGCCGTGACCGTCGTACACAACGAACTGCCACAGGCCCAGGTCGTGGAGGTCGTCGGCGAGTGTCCCAATCTCGACCGCGACATGGTAGCCGGGGTCCGTCTCACGCTTCGCCAACTCCGCCGCGTACTGGTACAGCACCACCGGTATCTGCGTGAGTGTGGCGCGGGTCAACGCGGCGGGGGTGATGTTCTGCTTCGACGCGCGGGTCGACGCGGTGTGGCCCAGTTTGCCGGTGTCATCGATCCATGCGGCACGGCGGGTTGTGGTGATGTTGTAGTCCCATGCGGCGGCGAACGTCCCGTTGCCCGACGCGGTAACATCCCCGGTCACGTCGATCTTGTGTGTGAACGCGACCCGTGACCCGTACCGTGCGCTGATGTTGTGGAGATCGAGGTTGTCACGGTCAGTCAAGGACGCGATCGTGTGGGTGTGGGTTGACGGGGTGAACGTGGACGGCTTCCCGGTTACCGACGCCCAGTCGTGCGTGTGGCTCGACGCCGCCGCACCCAGGTTCGTGCGGGCACCGGCAGCAGTCGTCGCACCCGTACCACCAGACGCAACCGGAACCACCGTTGAAGTCCGCTGCGCAATGTAATCGCGGGTACGGTTGATCTCCGTGTCGATCGTGTTCGAGAGGGTAGACCCACCCGCAACCAGAGCCATACCCGCCGCAGCAGCATCGTCACCAATAGCCATGTTGTCTCCTCTTACAGTGCGTCGATGAACCCGGGCAGGTCGGCTATGAATCCGGTGAGGGAATCGATCGAGCCGGGTAGCACGTCCGCGAGTTCACGTGTACGGGTAGCCATGAGGCCGTTACTCAGACCCCAGTTGATGGATTCGATCTGCCCCAGCTGGTCGAGGGTGCCGGGGAGGGAGATCGATACGACCTGGGTGGGGGTCGCTTCCCAGTTCGCGAGGCTGACCGTTTCCTGTTCGCGGCCTTGACCGGTACGCCGGTTCAGGACTGTTTGGGCGACACCGGCACCGGGCCAGGGGCGTTCCACTTCAAGGATCAGGACACGCCCTGGTGCGCCGGCGGTGTCGGTGCGGGAACGTGCCCGCCCTGCAGAGTCCACCCACTTGTACCGGACGGCGACACCCGTAACATGCAGGTCACGGTTGTTGAGGTCGATCGTGTCGGTGCCTTCGGTGCTGTTCATGGGGCTGATGCTGATAAGCCCTGCCGCGAAGTATTCGGCTGTGTCAACGAGCCGCCACACGCGGCTTTCGTCGCAGAACAGTTTCAGGCCGACCGATGCGGTGAGGGGTTCGAGGAAGTCCCATGCGGACATGCCGGCCCGCCACAGCAGCGCATCCCGGTCGGCTTCTCCGGTGACGGGGGTGCGGGTCGAGGGGGTGGTGTTCGCGGCGGGGGTCCAGTCGTACGTGTACATGCTTTCGTCGGCACGGTCACCGTCGAACCATCGGTCGTTTCGGGCACCCTCCGCGAGCATCACACCCGTAACACCCACCAGGTCAGCCGCGGCCACACCGTCGAGGACACCAGCCGTGACCACCGCAACCTCAGCATTCACTGGGGCGATGCTCGTCGTTGACAGTTTGGTCCACACGCCGGAGGGGACGCTGACGGTCTGGTTCGAGCTTGTCACCACAGCGAACGCCGCGTTACGGAACCCGAGCAGCACACGCATCGACTTCGCGACCCCGGTGTTTTGATATACCCATGCGCTGAACGTGTACATCGTCCCCGGTGACACACGCGGCGACTCCGCGAACGTCGTCCCGAACCGGGCGATCGCAGTACCAGTCCCACCCGACGACGCCACAAACCTGATGTACGTCGCCGGGGACGCGCCCTCATCCCCGACACTCGCGGGCACGGCGGTAGACAACGACCCGGCAACACCACCGGAAACCTCCGCCGTCCACCCTGTTGTCCCGCCGCCACCATTCGGGTTGACGATCAGGTTCGTCTGCTCCCACCGAGGCGTCACATCCGCATCCGGGTTCGGAGACGCCGCCAACACTGCACCAGGGATGCACGTATCAAGAACCTCATTCACCAGCCCCCGCAGGCTCGCCCGGTACGCCCACAGGTCAACATCCGTCAACGGGGCGTAGTCGATCAGCAGCGCCTCATCCGTCGCTAGCTCGAGGCGGATCGTCCTGTCCGCGTGATCCACCGTCCGCGAACGAACCCCCAAATCAAACGTCCGCGACGTACCAGCAACGTCATCCCCACCAACCACCACGGCACGGATCGTGTCCCGCGGGTCGATATCCTCCACCGTCGCCGTATCCAGCAACGCAACCGTCACATCAGCACGCCCATACGGCACCACCGACGAATCCAGGACCACGGACCCCTCAGACGCCGGCACCGTCCCACCCGCAACAGTGACCGTCGCATACGGCCGGGAAACAGGTGAAGTCACAGCGCAACCTCCTGGTAACCGACAGACACCACCCAGTGGTCCCGCGTCTCGTCGTCGAGTTCGATCGTGATGTCACCGTCCACGACGTACGACATCGCCACCGACGCCCGGTCAGTGTCCGTCAACGTGAACACTGTTTCTTCGGCGTGGAGGTTCAGGGCGGTGAAAGCGTCAGCCTCCACCGGGTACAACAGTTCGAGCGTCCCGGAGCGGGGGCGGGGTGCGACGAGCGCGACCCCAACCTCACCGGACAGGAGGTCGTGGATGATGTTCCGGGACGTGCGGGCCGTCTGATACCCGAGGACCAGGGCCGGTGTCGTCGTGTTCAGGCTTGTCTCAGCCGTGATAAGCGCGGTCATTGCATCGTCTTAAAACCGGTAGCAACCGAACCAACCTTGATCGTCGCGACCTGATTGTTGATCCGCTTCACAATCCGCTGGATAGAGTCCGGCGTGTTGTCCTTCACGCCCACGTTCACCGTCGCGGTCTTGTCCGCGAGCTTCGCCGCCTCGAACGCATCCAGATCCTCGTACGCCTCACCCGTCTTCACATCAACCACCACCCGCTTACCTCCCGGCAACTCATAGATCTTGTTCCCGAGGTCGTCGGTTTCCGTGGTCGCAGTACCCGTTTCACGCGCATACTCACCCATCGCACGCGCCGTGTCCCGGGCCTGGTCAGCGCCGAGCTTCATCGCCCGCTTCTGCTCTTCCAGGCGACGGTTACCCCGGTCCACCTGGTCGGCCATGTCATACACGGCACCCGCGTTACCGTCGACCTGCTTCTCCTGCTCGAGCAGCTGCTCGTTCGATTCCCGCGTCCGCTCAGACAGGGACCGTTCCGCAACCTCGAGCGCCGTCGCATCCCCGGCGAGGGCACGCATCGCGACCGTTGTACTCACACCCCACTCAGAGGCCGCGTCCTGCGCCTCCTTGTACCGCACAGGGTCCGCACCGATCGCCTGAACCTCAGCGAGCAAGGCCGCCGCCGACACAATCCGGCCCGCGGACTGCTGGTAAGCGTCAGCCCACTTCGACACTTCCTCGTTGAGCTTCTCCTGCTCCTGTTTCGCGAGTTGGATCGCACCAACCACGGCACCGATACCGAGCGCACCAGCAGCACCAGCAGCCGCCGTCGCAATCCCACCGATACCCGCAACAGTCCCACCGAGAGTGTCACCGATCGTGTCAGCCAGGGACTCGAAATCACCACGCGCCGCGTTAGCGATACCCTCACCAAGGTTCTGCCGGATCTCCTGCCCAACCTCAGCAGACCGCTCACTCATCCGACGTTGCGACTTCACCGCCGAATCAGCAGCATCATCCGCCGAGCGGGCAATGTCCCGGTAAGCGTCCTTGTACTTCCGCTCCACCTTGTCAGCGGACGTGTCCGCGTCACGGGCCAGGTCACGGAACCCGCGGGTCATCCGATCAACGGACTCATCCCCCTGCCGCCCCATGTCCTCGAGCGTCGACTCAACATCCGAGATCGCCTGCTCAACATCCCCCACACCACGCAACGCATCCCGCACATTCGCGAGGATGTCGATACTGATACCACGACCAGCCATTACGAACCCCCCACAGCGTTACGAACCATCCGCGCAAACAAATCCGCAGCCAACGCACCCGCACGCGGCACAAACCTGCCCAACGCCGGATACACGACCTTGCCCGTCTTGTCCCGCGGCCCAACCGGGACCGCGGTACGCCGCGTCACCGTATGCTTCCCCGACCCGCCCGGATTCTTCCGCGAATAACGGGTACGGAACGACTGCGCCTGACCAAACTCCACAGCCCGCGCAACCTCAGCCACCGACTCCCCCGACGACAACCGGCCCGTCGCACCCGACTTCAACCGGATAGACCTGTCCGTCACCGAAACCCGCGAAGTCTGCACCAACACACGCCGCTGCAACCGGTTAGGGTTCGACTGCTCCAACGCCTGCTTCCACTCCGGTTCGATCGTCTTGCGACCCTCAGCCCGAAACGCCTTCGCGAACTCCCGATCAGCGACCTTCAACCCGACAACCAACGCCAACAGTTCACGCCGGGACGTCACGTCGAGTTGGATCATCAGACCGCGCGTGCCGGCTTACCGACCACACCCAGAGTCACAGACGCCACCGCGACGGAATCCACCGACCCACCGATCGCACCCGGCGTGATGATGAGAGTCGCCTCCCACCCCTGACCGCCCGTGACCGGCTCGAACAGGACAGGGATCGACTCCCCCTCGTTGTCGAACAGGAACGATGACAGGCTGTTCGCCGTCTCCCAGTCCTGCGCGTACGACAGGGTGCACGTCCACGTCGCCGACGTACCCGCCGAGTACAGCGCCGCAGGGTTCAGACCCTTCCAGTTCACAACCGAGCTCGACGGCGCGAACTCCACCTGCGAAACATGCTTCTCGAAATCGTGAGTCGTGGCACCATCCGTAACACGGAGCAGCACATCCTTCAGAACGATGGGCGAAACGTTGATCTGAGCCATGAGCGGCCCCCTTCTTAGTGAGTGTTCGTGCGAATAGTGATGTCGTAAGCGAGACGGTCCAGGTCGTCACCCACGGTCTTGTTGGCTTCGGTCCACGCGAACCAGCCAGGGATCGTGTCCAACGCCGCAATGAAATCGAGCAGGTCATCGAACAGTTGAGGGTCCGCGCGTTCACGCGACGGATACGGGGAAGTGACCGTCAAAATCCAGTCGACCTCCAAGTGCCCGATCGGTGCCGCCGGCAACCTGCGCACCGAACGCACCTTCAACGTCACCGAAGTGACATCGGGGAGATCCGCGGACGGCTCAAACCCGGTGAACTTCCACCCATCAGGGAGGACACCGGAGATCGCGTCAGCGACCGTCTGAAACACGCTCATGCGAACCCCGGCATCCGGCTATACGGGGCCAGGGCTTCCTTCACCACGTTCGGGACAAGGAACCCGACCGGTGCCGCCGAATAGTCCTCAGGCAGCCCCGAGCCACGCTGAGACGCCACATTCCACATGTGTACGACGAGGCTCGTCGCGGCGAACTTCACCGTCGCGGGCACCTCATCAAAACCGGTCGTGTACTCCACAACCACGTTCTGCGTCCCCACCGTGAACGGCCCATGCAACACACCCGCGTTGAGGTCGGCGGTGTAGTCCGTGAACGGTTCCCCATCAACCGTCACCGCATCCACAGATGACACACGGTGCGGGAGCGTCACACGCTCCCCCCCATCCGCCACCCACACCCCAGCACGAGCCTCAACCGGCCCAGCCTCACGCTCAATAACCTCCGTCGCCGCCGCGATGAAACCCTCCAACTGCGGCGCATACTTCGTCACCTCAGGCGCACTCCACCGGAGCATCGCCGCAACATCCTCAGCCGTCGTCAAAGGCATCCGGCACTCCTAACAGTCAGGACGGGTCAACCCATCGACGCTTTGGTGAGGCCGGTCTTCTTCCGGGTTTCACCCTTCGGCGCAACCGCACGCTCAGCGGCAACCTTCGCCGGGGCACCCTCGATCTCGCGTGCCAGACCGGCAGCGATCAGATCCGCCGCCTCACCCTCCGGGCACGTCAGCCGGCCACCACGGGCAGGCCATTCCACACCGTCACGTGTGCCGGTGATCGTCGCGACCATCTCGATCGTCTTCGTCTTCATCAGTCCTCCTGGGACGGTGTGGTGGGCGGGAACCCGAAAGCCCCCGCCCACCAGGCGGATCAGGCCGCGTTACCGGTGAACGTCTTCACGGCACCGGTCTGGTCGATCAGCAGACCGTCACCGCGGACGATCGCACGGAACGTCACCAGGTCGTTCGCGAACGCGAACTCGTCGGAACGCTCGAACCGGACACCACCAGCGGTGCGCACGAAGTACGAACCCAGGTCACCGAACGCGACCGACTTCGCACCGAGCGCGACAGCGGCCACGTTCGGGTCGGTGAGGACCGGCTTCCCGAGGATCGAGTCAGGCGCACCCGCCAGACCCGGAACCCACAGGTAGTTGTTGTCCGAACCCTTCAGCTTGCGGACGGTCGCGAGGGACGCGTCACGCATCAGCCAGCCAGCCTTCGTGCTGTTCCGGTACGGTGCGATCACCGAGTAGTACAGATCGATCAGGTTGTCCGCAGTGAACGCACCCGCGACACCAGCGCCACCGGTCACACCGTTGGTCGCGGACGTGATGATGCCGGTCGGCTGAGCCGTACCAGTACCGGTAATCAGGTGGGCACCGAAAGCGTTACCGAGGGCACGACCAGCCTGCATCGCGAGGAAACCCTCGAGATCCACACCGGAGTCCTTCAGCAGCTCCGACGACACCTGAATCGCGACGGCGTACTTGTACGCACCGAGGGTCCGCTTAGCGAAAGCCGGGTCGGACTCACCGATCGCACCAGCCTCAGCAACGAGCGCACCCGTCGAGAAAGCGGTCGTCGTCGGCACTTCGATGTTCTCACCCGAGTCGGTCGACAGGACCGTCGCGTAGCCGGCGATCTGAGCAACCTCGATGAGGTGCGCCCACAGCTGACCGTAGAACGACGTGGGAACCGTGTTGCCACCAGCGGTAGCGGAACCCTTGGTAAGGTCACGCATTTCACCCTTGTTCGGCTTCGCGACGTACGACGCCGACTTGCCGGTGATGAAGTTGCGGAACTCCGCCGCCTTCGCGTCACCCTCGTCGTCGACCTTGCCCGAGAACCCGATGGAACGCAGCGAAGCCTCAGCAGCCTTCGCGTTCTCCTGATCCTCAGCGAGCTTGTCCGCACGAGCACGAAGCTCAGCGAGGTCAGCGGTCATACGGTCGTACGACACCGACTCCTCAGCGGTCAGGTCGCGGTTCTCCGCAGCGGCGTTGTCGAGCAGAGCCTTAGCCTGCTCCCAGGTGTTCGCCCGCTGCTCGAGCAGGCGGTTGACCATTGCGCTCATGTGAGCACTCCGTTCCTCCCCGTGTCGGGGAAATAGGAAAGGCCACGACGGTGTGTCGTGGCCTTGATGGGTGTGCGGGTGGTTGTCGCCTGCCCGCGGGATTGTGGGTTACTTCAGCAACAGCAGTTGCTTCTGGCGTAGACCGATCAGGTGGGTGTCGCCCTGCCTGGCGTTCTCCGGTTCCGGCTCAACATCAGCCGGGGGTTCAATGTCCCGCACCTCACTCTTAGAGAGGAGTCGGGTGCGCACGTCGTCAACAGATGCGTCACGCAACTGTTCGATCGTCATGTGCGCGGCGGCGGCGAGGGACCGAAGCCCCGCCGTCGAGTCGTAATAAGCCGGGTCAACAACCGGCGACACGTCCATCAGGACAGCGCTCAGGATTGTGCGGAGCGGGAACCCGGTATCAGTCGCGCCCCACTCATCCGCAATCGCGTGGAACATGAACGACGAATACCGGATGTCGCCCCGCTTCGCGAGCTTCCCCACATCAACACCAGCGGTCGTGTCGGGCAGGTCCACCTCATACGGCAGGCCCACATCGTCGGACCACACACGCAACGTCCCCGCCTCAGTAGTCCCGAGCAGGAATGCGTCGTCGTGGTTGTACCGGGCACGCACCGGCACGTTATCCGCGAGGGACTTCTTGAATGCCTGCGGGTGCACCTGCTCCACGAAACCCCCCAGGTTGCGGGACAGTTTCATGTACTTAGCGGCATACCCCGTGAGGATCAGACCACCCTCACTGTTCGCGCGGATCTCCACCGGCTGCGCAATAATGCGCCGTTCGATATCACTCATCGGGTGTCCCTTCGGGGGTGGGGAGAGGTGACCGCTCCTCGAGCGCCCGCACCTCATCAATAGTCAGGAACCCGCCGTCAAGCGCAACCTTGTGCGCGTCGTAACGGGTCTTCAGGTCAGCACGGACACCAGCGTCAAGGTTCGCCCGCACATACTCCGCACCGGGCTGCAAGTAACGGGACAGGACCGACTCCCACCGGTTCGCGATCGGACGCATCGTCCGCATGTTGAACCGGGCCATGTCCTGCTCAAGGTTCTTGTACGTCAACGACGTGCCGGACGTTTCCCCACCGATGTCCTCCGGGGGTACACGGTAGATCGACGCGATCTGGGTAGCGGTCGCCTTGATCGCCGTAAGGAACGACGCCTCACCCGCGGGCAGCGCGATCGCGTTCAACTCCCAATCCGAACCGGACACGAACGGCTCATTAGACGACACCGACGCCACAAACCGTTTCTTCACCGTCGACGACTCATCCGCCGTCAACGTCTTGCTGACGTTCTTCAGGTGCGCGGGCGGCATCGCCCCACGACGGAAGAAGTTACGACCCACCTTCTGAGCCTCAACACCCATCTCCATCTGAGACTTGAACTGCCCAACCGGCGACAAGCCCTTCACCGACCCCGGCACCGTATACATGGGGAGGTGGATCAGCGAATCCCGCTCAAGCACCCGACCCTTATACGAAAACACGGGCGCATCCCCGGTCTCGTCGATCGTGACGTGCTGAGGCGGCAACCACATCACAGACGTAGGAATCCCCCGACTGTCGTTGCCGGTGATCCACCCGTACGCATTCCCATGCAACAGCTGAGACACAATCCCCTGATGCTTCCACGTATACAAATCCACGTTATGCACACCAGGGTCAGTGAGCAGCTTCGGCTGACGCACCGACCGCGCCGGCACCCCACCCACCTCACGAAACGCCGCCCACGGGGTAGACGCCCACATGTCCGCAATCAACGACGTAGCCGCATACACCGGAATCAACGTCAACGGGTCCGCAGCCTTACCCAACAGGCTCGACCCACCCCACACGTCACCCACACCGATAGACCGCACCTCACCACGACCACCACGAAACAGAAAACTCATACGCGCGTCACCTGCCTCGAAACCCAGATCATGGCCACACCCGCAACAACCAACGCAGCCGGCCAAAAGATGAACGCAACCCCCGCGACAATCGCGGCCAACCCGAGAAGCTCGAGCAGAGTCGTGAGAAAGCTCATGCTGTCCCCTCAGTAGAACGAATCCAGAACGTCATACGACGCCGCCGCGCGTTTCAGCAGCCACCACAAACCCAAAGACATCGCCACCAACGGCACGATCTGCGCGCCCGCTTTACGCCGCGACCAGGTAAACGCGCCCTCGCGTTCGTCCTTCACCGCCGCACGAACCGCCGCATCCAAAACCGGATCACCCGCGTGCCGCATCACACCCTCATGGATCAGGTCAAACGTGATCGAACACGCCTCGGCCATGTCCGAATACGTCGACCGCTCCACCGGAACCGTCAGCCCGGCACGCTCGAGCGCTTCCGACACGGCAACCGCCAACGGCTCCGTCGACTTCTTGTCATCCAGCAGCACAGCCGCCACCGGCCGTTCAGCACACACACGCGCCACCAACGGGCCAACCCACGCCGCCCCAGCACCCGACTGCACCCGAACCACCTGCGGCACCCCATCAGCACCAGCACCGACCGCCATGACGACCGACAGCGCACGGTCCAGGTTCGTGTCCACCACGAGTACCACGGGGCCGTCCGGGGCCGTCAACGGGCCACCATGCGCCGCCCACTTCCCCATGTCGAAAACACCCGTGCCCACGTCGTCGGCATCCCAGATCCCGTAACCCTCACGGTAGAAACCCTCATCCGACCCGAGCAGCTTCTGCATCCGCAGAATCGCTGTCTTGCCCGTCCGATGCGGGAACGACGGGTTCGCCTTCTCCACCTGCGCCCAGTCGATGATCTTCGCCCCAGGATCAGCAGACAGCTCGATATACAACGTGTCCGGGTCGCCCTCGAGCGCATCCTTACGCCGATTCGTGAACACCTCACCGTTATCGCTGGGCCGCGGCGGGGTACCCATCAGCAGCACCAACCCGTTAGGTGCCGCGTTCGTCGCCGGCACCATGTCATTCATCGCGGCTTCCTTGACCCGCTGCGCCTCATCCAGCACCAGAACATCAACCATGTCGAACCCAAGACCGAAACCCTGATCCCGAGCACCAAACAGAATCCGCGAACCGTTCGTGAACACCACAGACTGCTCACCATTCGCGGCCCGCACAGTCTCCACATACCCCGACACGCTCGACTTCCGGGCCATAGCCCGCATCTTCCCGAACGTCTCATTCGACGTACGCGTGTGATGCGCCGTCCAAATCACCGTCAAACCCGGCACCAACGTGCACAACGCGAACACGATCCACCCGACCATGTACGTCTTACCCACCTGACGGGGGATCGAGATCACCACACCGCCAACACCAGCCGCGTACAACCCATCCGCACGCTTCGCGAGGATCAGCCGGCCAGCACCCTGCTGCCACACATCAAACGGGATACCGAACTGCGCCAACCGATCCCGAACCGCAGGCCACCCCGTCGCCACAATCCCCGCAGGCTGACAGATATGCCGCGCAACCTCAGATAGCTTCCGCTGACCAGGCTTCGTCTCCGGCAATGGCACCCTCGACCGCCTCCTCTCCCCGCTGTTTTCCCAACCCCAAACGTGAGGGTGCGTCATGGCGTCTTTGCGTGCTGTTGGGCCGGGGGAGAAGGCCGTGAAGCCGTTGACGATCATTGAGGCTGTTGTGGCTGGTGATCGTTTGGCTGAGTTGGTTGCTACTCATCGTCGTGTGGCGTTGGCGGTGCAG